AAATATGTTGTTGATGCTATCTGGTGTGCGGATGGGAAACATTGGAGTGATAGGATTTGGGATAATCAGAGGGCATTAGCACAAGACCTTGAAGAAGGTTTATTTGATGTTATTGCTCGTGGTTCTGACCCAAATGTTTTAGCAAAAGAGATAGAAAGTAAATATGATAAGTCTTACCGTAGAGCCAAGTCTTTGGTAAGAACTGAATTAGCACACGTATATAACGAAGCGGCTATGGATAGATATAGAGAAGCGGGGATAGAGATAGTTAGAGTAGTTGCGGCTACTGAAATGTCAAGACAGATAAGTAAGAACAAAACAGTCTATTATCCTTGTGATATCTGCCAGGAACATGATGGAAAAGAATATAATCTATTAACTGCGGTTGAAGGAGAAGATATTCCATTATTCCATCCTAATTGCCGTTGCACGATTATACCTGTCTTAGGAGGTAATTAGTATGCCTCAATACATTTTATATTGTGAGAATAATGGAGACTGCTATGTAGAAGTCCAAGAGATAAGTGATAACACATATCTCTTCTCTTTGGATGAAGACGGTAATCTCTATTACGAGAAGAAAGAAGACGAGGAGGCTGAAAATGTTTAAGGTTGAGAATGACAAGATATGGCTAACCCGCGGAGATAGTGCGGAGTTTAGACCAATTATTCAAGACTATGAAGCCCAAGAAGGCGATAAGATAGTCTTCTCAATGAAAAAGGCTTTATCCGATGCGGAGCCAGCCTTACGAATGGAAGTTAATTTGGGAGATAACATTGAATTCACTCCTGAATTGACCGCAAAACTACCTTGCGGCACATACTTATACGATTTGGAAATCCAGACAGTTGGTGGAGACCATTCTACTTTCGTAAATGCACAAAGATTTTATCTTTTAGGAGACATTGACAATGAAAGAGATTAAGGGACAGTTAAATGTATTTAAGTTCGTAGGAACTTACGATAACACCACAGGAGAATGGAACAAAGAAGCAGTTCCCGCAGATATCAATGATTTCATCTTCTGGATTGAGAATGATGGAACTTGTTATGTAGAGACAAGTCAGAAGTTTGAGTATGATGCCGATACAGGAAGTTTCTATTTAATTATGGAGGTAAAATAAATGGCTGAAAGATATTTAATAGGTAATGTCAAAGGCCCAGCAGGTTTTAGTCCAAGTGCTAAAATTGAACAGAATGCACAGGGTGCAGAGATTACAATCACTGACATCAATGGAACTACATCCGCACAGATTAACCATGGAGATAGTCCAGTCCTTACCGCAGGTGAAGGTATCGCTATTAACAATGGAGTAATCAGTAATACACGAACTGTTCCAACTAAGGTTAGCCAACTTGATAATGACAGTAATTATGTTGGTGAAACAGAAATGAATAATGCATTGGCAAATAAACAGGATACTCTTATCGCAGGCACCAATGTAGTTATTTCTGGAAATGTTATTTCTGCTGTTGGTTCTTCTACACAGACATTAGTTCCTGGTTTAGGTATCAACATCAATAATGATACAGTAAGCATTGATGAGTCTGTTGTAGCAACAAGAAGAAACTTAATGGATTATCAAAAGTCTCTCATTGCAGGCGATAATATCACTATTGCGGCAGATAACACAATCAGTGCTGATGTTGAATATAATGCTGGTTATGGTATTGATATTAGTCAGGATAAAGAAATTAGTGTTAATCTTACAATCCCAACAGACCTTGGACAATTAACTAATAATGCTGGCTATATCAAGACAGAGAATGACCCTGTATTTAACGCAAGTCCCGCACATAATATCACACAAACTGATATTGATAGATGAAATCAGAACACATCTACATCTTATACTGCTGGCGATGGTATCGACATTACAAACGACACAATTAGTGTAGATAATACAGTTGCAAAGAAGACTGATATTCCAGATGTAAGCGGATTTGTAGAAGCGGAAGATTTGGCTACTGTTGCTACTTCTGGCGACTATGCAGATTTAAGTAACACACCTACAATCCCTACTGTTCCTACAAATGTATCTGCATTCACTAATGACGCAGGATATCTCACTTCTTACACAGAGACAGACCCTGTATTTAATGCAAGCCCAGCTGCTGGTATTACAACAGAAGATATTGATACTTGGGATGCTAAGTCTGATTTCTCTGGCGACTATGATGATTTAACAAATAAACCAACTATTCCTTCCAAGACTTCTGATTTAACAAATGACAGTGGCTTCATTACCGCCGCACAGGTCCCACAGGAATTACCTACTATTACTTCTGGTGATGCTGGAAAAGTATTAGGTGTTAATAGTGGTGAAACAGGAGTTGAATGGATTACACCAAGTGGTGGAGGTTCAGAAGACGCGGCCTTGGTCTATGTTATGAATAGCAAAAGTGCAAGCGAAAATACAAAATTAGCACAAGATATTGCTAATGGTATTATTTATGATGTTATTCGTGTAAAGGAATATCAAGGTTATTATGATTATTACCATTATTCTGGCCCACAAGATAATAATTCTATAAATTATGTATTGAATTATTTCCATTTTGATGGGACTGTTTCCACTGGTAGTATCACAAACGGCTCATTGAAAGCAATGACTGTAATGGTTAATAAAACTACTGGTAATTTAACAATTTCATCTGGTATAGAAGCCCAATTGGATGGAAGATATATACAAGTTAATAATACTGTTAAATCTGGTTGGACTACTGCGAGAGAAGCATTTACATATATCAAAGATAATTATGCTCTTAAATCAGAACTTCCAGAAGATGAACTCCCAGCAATTGCCGCAGGAGATGCAGGTAAAGTATTAGCAGTTAATTCCACAGAAGATGATGTTGAATGGATTACACCTTCTGGTGGTTCTTCTTATACCGCAGGTAATGGTATCGCTATCGCTAATGATGAAATCAGTGTTGATACATCAGTAGTTGCTACTAAGTCTGATTTATCAGGCAAGCAGAACACTTTAACCCCAGGTTCTGGTATTACTATTCAGAATGATGTAATTTCTGCTACTGGCGGTGGTGGTTCTATCAACATTGATAACCAGACAATCATCAATGATAATGGCACTTATAAGACTGCTGTTGGTGGTTATGTAAGTGGAAGCGGACAAGCCACTACTTATGTATCTGGCGGTAGTGCTTCTACAACAAGAATTGTTGCTGAAAATTCTACACTTACAAATAATATCCAGTATTCCAATATAGTTTCTGGAAGTGGCGTGTTATATGTAAGTTATACAATGAATATACTCGGTCAGACTTATGATGTAACAAATCAACCATTTAATTATGAGTCTAATCGAAGTAATCTCGCTTGGAGCCAGGGCGGTGGCTATGGTCCCGAAGGCTGGGTCGGTAGTATTTGACATAATACCGATAGTAATCATAATTATACAGGTATTTGGAGCATGTCCTTCCAAGGTGGAAGTTGGTCCGCAGGTGACACAGTTTCACTTGATAATTTTAAAGTTGGAACAACTTCTGGTGGAACTGATATTTATGATGGAACAGGTTCAACTATTACATTTAATAATGGTATTCAGCCTGGTTCTGGTTCTTTATTATTGTTCCCTTCTGTTGTTTCATTTGAAAATGGACAGACATTCAGTTGTTCTTCTGGTGATGAAACAGCAATTACATTAAGCGGACATATTGCAGTTTATGCACCAAATAGTCAAACACCATATGAAGATTATGATTTCTCTGATACATATTACTTTGAAAATGGAGGTAATACATTTAGACGCCGTAATTCAGGAATGAGCCATACGGTAGAAGTTAGTGCTGTTGGATTAAATGTAAGTTCATTCACACAAAATCCTCCAACATGGACTTATAATGGTATTTCTGGTTTAAGATTTGATACAAATAATACCCACGGGGATGATAGTACAACAGTGCTTACTAACTTAACACTAAGTATGGGCGGTTCTGTTACTTATGTTCCTATTGATAGTAATTTCATTCCTATCGCATTCGACCGCGGTTGGTATCAGGAACAGGATGGCAGATGGAACATTAGCTCTGCTCCTATGTATAACGGTCATCTTGTAGTCTATGATACAAATCATCAGAATGGTTGGTATCTCACAGCAGATGGCACAACAATCACATTAAATCCATGTCCATGGAATAGTAATAACTAATTGGGTGGGAATGGTTAATCCATTCCCTTCCAATCATATTTTATATAAATGAGGGCTAATCTCTGATTAGAACTCTTGATTATAGAGGGCAGTGAAACACCTGAACTCAAAGGAGAAACAAATATTATGGATGAAAACAAAGAAGTTGTAGATAAAGAGGGTCAGCCAGAAGACAAAGAGACTGAAACTAAAACCTACACACAAGAAGAAGTAGATGCGTTATTACAGGCAGAGACGGACAGACGCGTTAGTTCCGCACTTAAAAAGGCCGAAAAGAAGAACGCAGAAAAACTTCGTGAAGCACAAAAATTAGCACAAATGAACGAACAAGAAAAATACGAGTATGAACTTCAACAGCGTGAAAACGCAATTGCGGAAAAGGAAAGAGAATTAGCCTTGGCAGAGAATAAGGCAGAGGCTTCTAAAATCCTCGCAGAGAAGGGCATTTCCGTAAGTCTTGTAGATTTCGTAGTAGCAGAGAGTGCGGAAGATATGGCTACTAACATTGACCTCTTGGATAAGGCATTTAAGGCAAGTGTCAAGGCAGAGGTTGAGAAGAGATTAGCATCTAACGCTCCAAAGAAATCTTTACCATTGGATAAGGCTATTACGAAAGAAGATTTTATGAAGATGAGTGTAGATGAACTTATGGCTCTCAAACGCGAGAACCCAGAAGTCTATAACGCACTCAAATAATTGGAGGTTAATACAATGGCAAGCAAATATGATACAGCAAATATCAAGACCTTCGATAATGAAGTTCTTGAAACTAAATTAGAGAACCAGTTAATTACTAAGTTAGATATGAACCAGTTCATCACTCTCGACAACTCTTTAACAGAGGCTCCTGGTATGACTAAGAGAATTAGAACTTATGTTGGTACAGGTGCAGTTGAGGACCTTGAAATGGGCGAAGGTAATACAGAAGTTATCGGTTCTCAGTTCTCTGATGTTCCTTATGAAGTTAAGACAACTCAGGGTAAAGTTCCTTTCTATGATGAACAGCAAATGAATGACCCAGTTGCTATTGATAAGGCAATTGAACACCTTGCAGAAAACATGGTTAATGATGTTACTGTTAAGGTAGTTGCTGAACTTCGTAAGGCAACAAATGATATTGATACTCTCGATTTCTCTGGCATTGTTGATGCAATCGCTGAAATGCCTGATGAAGAGGAAAACGACATGTATCTTCTTATGAACAAGAAAGCATATGCGGCAGTCCAGAAAGCATGCAAGGATGAACTCAAGTATGTTGAAGCATATGTCCGCAGAGGCTATGTTGGAACTCTCGCAGGTGTTCCTATCTATGTTACTAAGGCTCTTTCTAACGCAGACCCAGATGCTGAGACACCAGTTGCAGAACATGCAGAAGCTTATCTCGCATGCAAGTCCGCAATTACATGCTTCCGTAAGAAGGGTGTAGAAACAGAACAGGAAAGAGACGCAGACCACAGAAAGACAACTATCTATGGTCGTGATGTTAAGGTTATCGCTTTAACAGATGCTACAAAAGTATTCAAATACGAAGCATAGTAAGGAGATAGCCTATGTTAGAGAACATTAAGTTAATACTTGGTCCTGCCGCAGAAGGCAAGGATGAACTTCTAACACTCCTTTTGGAGTTAGCAGAAGATGATGCCATCTCTAAAACTGGAAATACTGATGTTCTCTCTATGAGTTCTGTAATAACAGAGATGGTAATTTATAAGTTCAATAGGCTTGGCACAGAAGGTCTTGAAAGCGAAGATTATTCAGGGGTTAGGTATTCCTACACTTCTGATTACCCTCAAAGCATCTTATCCGCTCTTGAAGCGATTAAGAAAAGCCAGAAGGGAAACGGAGGTTTCCGTATCCTATGGTAATCAATAGAAGTGAAGTTAAGGCTACCCTTAAAACAATGGGCGGACAAGACGAATACGGCCAAGACCTAATTGACGCACTTGAAGAAAAACCTATTACTCTTACTTTTGGATTATACAATCACAAGCAAACCGATGATGTTAGATATCAAGATGTGGAATACACAGGCTTAACTGCTTACGATGTTTCTGATAATCAAATCATTGCCATAGACGATAAGGAATACAAGGTTCTTTTCGTTAATCCTTTTGGAAGAATGAACCAAGTATTCCTTCGTCAAAATTAACTCTTTCAGAAGTTTGTCGTAGCGATTCAGTATGGCAACAATAGTCGGATTAAAAGAATTAAATGGTAAGTTAGATAAGTTAAGTAAGCCACAAGTGAAAGAAGCCATCGGTAAGGCTTGTATGGTCGTAGAAGCCAAAGCAAAAGATAAGTGTCCTTCTGACACTGGCCTCTTGCGTGATAGCATTACTTCTGAATGGAATGAGGAAGAAGGCAGAATAGGAACTAATTTATACTACGCTCCATATGTTCATCAAGGAACTGGTATCTACGCTGTAAATGGCGATGGCCGCCAAGATGTTCCTTGGGTTTATATGGATGATGAAGGTAATTGGCATACTACTTCTGGACAGCAACCACAACCATTCCTTGCTGATGCATTCGCTGAAAGCCAAGAGGAAATTACAAAGGTTTTTGAACAAGTAATAAAGGAGGCTATTGGTAAATAATGATTGACTATAAACCTACATTAGTTAATGAATTAAAGACCATTGGTCTTCCAGTTCATTATGAATTATTTTTAACAAGTAAAACAGAACTTCCTTGTATCTCCTATCAGGAACAGAGTAATATCTCTCAAAGTGAAGGAGATACATTGAGATATTCTGGTGTTACTTTTCGAGTTAAAGTATGAGCGAAGACAGTAAAAGAAATCGCTAAATACTCATTACAAATTGATGACCTAATGCGTGAATTGGGCTTTGTCCGCATTAACGCCAATGAACTTTGGGTTGATGGAATAGGACAGAACCTTCTCACTTATAGAGGCTTAGGTCAAGAAAAAATTGGAGGTTAAATAACATGGCAGATACAGTACATGCTGGTATTTTAAGTAAAGGTGTCGAGTTCTATCTTGACGGTACAAAAGTTGAGAACTTACAGGAGTTCCCAGACCTCGGTGGTGCCGCAGAGCAGGTAGATGTTACTACTCTTGCAGACGGCAACTATGTATATATTAATGGTATCAAGGACTTCGGTACTCTTGAATTTACATTCCTCTATGACAATAAGTCTGGCACTTCTAACTATCGTGTTATGCGTGCCGCAGAGGAAGACGGTTTGACACATCAGTGCAAGGTTAAGTTCCCTGATACAACAGAGTTTGCTTTCCAGGGTCAGGTTTCCACTGCTGTAACTGGTGCTGGTGTTAATGCGGCTTTACAGTTCGTAGCAACAATCAACCTTAATTCTGACATCACAGTAACTAACCCACAGGCTTAGTTTTAATTACGCTTATAGGGGCGGAGTAGAATACGCTCCGCCCTATTTTTTATTAGATAAAATTAAAGGAGAATGAATATGCTTTACTATACATTTACAGTTAAAGACAATGATTACAAGTGCCGTTTAGGTGCAAAAGAATGTGTTGATTTGGAAAAGAAGTTAGGAACTAACCCTCTTAATATCTTTATGAAAATCGCACAGACACAGGAACTTCCTTCCCTTGAAGTTATGATTACAATGCTCCATGCTTCTTTACAGAAGTATAATCACGGAACAACTATGGAAACTGCATATGATATTTATGATGAATATGTAGATGAAGGTCATAACTTAATGGATTTAGTTAATGTGATTATGGAAGTTATGAAGGTATCTGGTTTAATTCCAGAAGAAGTTAAAGAGGACGATAACGCAAAAAACGCAGTGAAGGTCATCCAGAAGTAGATGACCCTCCCAAAACTCTCACAGAGTTATTCAATAGGTTAATGCCAGCCTGCTTGCGGGCAGGTGTTTCTGTTATTGACTTTTGGGATTTAACTCTTGGGGAGATGATGGCAATTTTGCGAAATTATAACGAGGAACAAGAAGATAGGGCGAGGGTACAAGCTGCTATCAATTACAATAGAGCATCATTGATAGCTGACTTTGTTACCCTACGCTTTAATGGGAAACCTATACCTTCCTTTGAAGAGACCTTTCCTAATATCCAACAGCAGAGAATGACTGAGGAAGAAAAGAAAGAACTCGAATACAAACAAGCAATGTTCTTGAAAGAACAGATGGAGTTTGCGGCTAAGGCACATAACGCAAAGAGGGCCGCAACGCAAGATGGAGGTAAAGGCTAAATGACATTAGAAAAATTAGTTGTCATAATCACGGCTGAAACAAAGCAACTTGAAAAAGCCATTGATAGAGTTAAAAGCCAACTCTCTACATTAGAAAGTGCCGCAGGTAAGATAGGTAGCAGGCTAACTAAATCATTTAACAAATCTGCTTCTGGATTTAGTAAGATGACTAAAAGACTTGGTTTAGTTGGTCTGACTGCTGGCATTATTGCTTTCGGCAAGTCAGCCGTAGATGCCGCATCAGACCTTCAAGAGTGACAGAATGTAGTTGAAGTCGCTTTTGGAGACGCGGTAGGCCAAGTTAATCAGTTCGGTAAGATAGCGATAAAACAGTTCGGTCTATCTGAACTCGCTGCCAAGAAATTGGCTGGTAATTTTATGGCTATGGCTGATGGTATTGGTCTCTCTAATGAGGCTGGTGCCAAGATGGCTATACAATTGTCAGGTTTAGCCGCTGACATGGCTTCTTTCTTCAACACTTCTACTGAGGCTACTCAACAAGCATTACAAGGTATCTTTACTAATCAAACAAGAGCCTTGAAACAGTATGGTGTTGTAATGACAGAAGCAAACCTCGAAGCATTTAGAATGGCGAGAGGTATTCAAACTGCTTACTCTCAAATGAGTGAAGCACAAAGGGTAGCGTTAAGATACAACTATGTATTACAGGCTACCGCAAACGCACATAATGATTACGCAAGAACAGCAATGACTTGGGCTAATCAGATGCGTTTATTAAGTAATAACTGGAAACAACTTATTACTTCTGTTGGTAATGGTTTAGTTCAGTTATTAACACCAGTAGTAGCAATACTTAATAAAATCCTCACAATGGCTATTGCAGTAGTTAATGCTATTGCAAAAGTATTTGGCGGAAAAGGTATTTCTGGTGTTTCTTCTGGCGGTGGAGGCGGTTCTCCAATCGGAGGATTAGCCGATGATGCAGAAGATTTAACTGATAACCTTGGTGATGCTACTGGTGCCGCTAAAAAGTTCAAGGCTACTATTGCAGGCTTCGATGAACTCGAAACCCTTAATCCGCAACCTTCCGATAGTGGAGGTGGAGCAGGAGGCCTTGGTGGAGGCGGAGTAGATGTTGGAGACTTAGACAGTTACTTCGACTTTATGGAGGAGGATGGCTTACTTGGTAAGTTTGAAGACTTCATGAAGAAACTCAAAGCATTGATGGATGCTGGGGACTGGGAAGGCGTAGGTAAAGAAATCGCTGGCGTTCTCAACAAACTTATGTATTGGCTTGATGATTGGCTATTAAAGTTTGACGAGTGGGGCACTAAATGGGCGACTATTACCGCACGCATCTTGAACGGTGTAGTAGAAGCATTTGACTGAGAGTTCTTTGGTAAGTTAATTGCAGACGGTTTAAACGCTATAATTCATATCTGCAATGCATTCCTTGAAACCTTCAATTCTTTGGCTCTTGGAGAAGGTATTGGTAGAGCCGTTAATAGTTGGTTCGATAATATAGATTGGACTGGCTTAGGTCATTTCTTTGCTAATAACCTTAACTTCTTTATCGACATTGCCGCAGGCTTCTTCGATAAGATTATTAACCAGGCTTATGAGAATGGCCAGAAGTTAGGAGAAGCATTTAACGCTTTCATTGATTGGATACATTGGGATAACTTATCTCGTGCTATCTGGGAAGGTTTAAACTCTATCGCTGAAACCATACACGGTTTTGTTGATATGGTTAATTGGGAAGAGTTAAAGACCAAAGTTTCAACTGCATTACAGAATATCTTTGATAATCTTGATATGGAACGCATCAAGACCGCAGTTGCCGATTTTGTAAATAATATAATGGATTTCTTAAAGTCTATTGATTGGTATCAGATTGGTCATACTGTTGGTGAAATGCTTTCTGGTGTTGATTGGCTTGGAGTATTCAAGGATGTTAAGGATAGAATTATCTGGCCTGCATTTAAAGGCTTCTGGGATGGCTTGATGGCCGATGGTAAGAACCTATTACTTGGATGGGTTGGTAAGATTAAGTCTTGGTTAGAAGTAAGTTTCTTCGGTCCAATAGTAAAAGCAATCATGACTATTGTGGCTGGTAATGTAGTCCTTGGTACTTTAAGGGGATTTTTCAAGGGAGACTTCTCAAAGTCTTTACTTGGTGCCTTTACTGATAGTCTTGGATGAGTATTAACCAATGTATTAGGTTTCATTCCTGGCTTCTGGGATAAGATAGCCAAATCATTTGGTAATAATGGAACTAATTTAGGTCCATTCGTTCATGATGTAATGAAGAATGGCCCTGTTAATGCAATTAAAGAAGCACTTGAAACTGTTCCTATTTGGCTTGAAACATGAGGAATGAGATTTAACTCTATTTTTGAAAGTGCGTTAGTAGATGGTGCTGGGAAGTTTAAGGCTTTCGGAACAGCAGTCCAAGGTGTAACTGGTATTTCTACTGCTGGCTTTGCCGCAATTACCGCCGCAATATTATCTCTTACTTCCTCTTATGGAGGTCTTGGCGGAGCAGTTAAGAGAATAGGACAGGTATTTAGTGATGCCGTTAAAGGTGTTAAAGATTTTGCTAATAGTATTGGTTTCTCTGACAAGATTGAAAAATTAAAGAAATCTCTTTCCAATATGGTTGAACCTTTGAAGAAGATTTATGATGCTCTTGGAAAGTTAAAGCCAGTTTGGGAAGTAGTGTTCGTTACATTATCCGCAGTTATTGAAGTTGCACTTAACGCAATTGTTGCGGCAATTGGTGCGGTTGTTGATGTAATCAGTGGATTGGCCGATATCATTGGCGGTGCCTTAGATGTTGTTGTAGGTATCGTTACGCTCGATGGAGAACTTATAGTTAAAGGTTTCAAACTCATGGGCGAAGGTATTGTCGGCGTATTCAAAGGCTTATGAGACGGTATTGTTAATCTTGTTAAGGGTATCGTTCAGGCTGTTGTTGATTGGTTCAAGAACCTTAAATATCAACTCATTGGCGACCCTATCGTAATTGATATGGTTAATGGCATTATTCAAGTCTTCACGCAGTTTGTATCAGATGCCGTAAGAGTATTTGAAGGCTTCGTAGAAATGATTACTGGTATATTCCAAGCAATCTGGGATGCGTTAATTATAATTATGAATGGCATCAAGGATTTCTTATTCTTGACTTGGGAAGCCATTAAGAACTTTGCTATTGAAGTCTGGACTAATATCAAGAACTTCATCTATGAGATGTGGATGGCTATTAGTTCTGATACTACTGATATCTGGACTGTTATTCATGAGTTCCTTGATAATATGTATGAGACTATCACGACATTAGTTAAGACAGTCTGGGAGAACTTACATAACCTTATCGAGACTTGGTGGAACACAATTAAAGACACCACTGAACGCATCTGAACGGCTATTAAGACTTGGTTGATTGATTTATTCAACTTACTCAAAGAGACTATTACACGCTGGATGGAGACAGTTAAAACTACTATCTCTACTGGATGGAATAACATCAAGAGTAAGACAGAAGAAATCTGGAACCATATTAAGTCATTCATTACAGATGCTTGGAACAGTATTAACAGCAAAGCAAAAGAAATCACAGACAGCATTAGAAATGTTTGGACTTCTGCTTATGATAAGATTACGCAGAAATGGAGCCAGTTTAAGAGTTTCTGGTCTGGCGTTTGGGAAGGAATTGCTGATACTGCTAAAACTGCTTTAAACTCTGTTATTAGACAGTTAAATAGATTTAGTTTCAGTATTCCAAGTTGGGTTCCTTTCGTAGGTGGTAGAAGTTTCCAGATGGATATCCCTTACTTGGCTAATGGTGGTATCATCGATAATCCAACAGTAGCAATGTTAGGTGAGTATAGCGGAGCCAAGAGTAATCCTGAAATCGCCGCACCGCAGTCATTACTACAAGAAATAATTACACAAGGCAACAATGATTTAATTGATGTTTGGGTTCAGACAACAAGACAGATTATTGAAGCCATTGATGGTGTTGATGTATCTGTTGCTATTGGCGATGAACAAATCGCCCAAAGTGCGAACAGAGGAAACAACGCTTATAAACAAAGAACAGGAAAGCCTCTCTTCTCTATGTAAGGTAGAGAGGGAGGCTTCCCTTCATATATAAAGGAGGTATTTAAATGCCAGCATTGATAAATGGATTAGGCGGACAATATGTTTTTGGTATTGGCAGTAGTCCTTCAAGCACATATTACAATACTTTCAACGCAAAAAGCATTAGACAAAGTTGAGAGAGTTTAGCCAGTGAAGATAGTGGTAGAACACTTGATGGAGTCATGCATATATACTGGGTCCAAAATAAACTCCGCAAGTTTGAAATTATAATGCCACCTTGTACTTATAGCACTATTCAAGGAATAATCAATATATGTCAAGGTAAAGAGTATTATATCACTATTTGAGACCCTTCTGTTGGAGGTGAAGCGACTTATCATGTATATACATCAAACGCAAGTTCTGATATGTATAGTGGCATAGTCCGCAATGGTCTCTGGGAAAACTTTGAATTTCACGCAATTGAGTTAGGAGACTAATATGAAAGCAAAAATAGATGTTTATAAAAAGAGAGACCCGCTAAACTACCAATGGAGTAAGTTTGATGTAAATACAACAGAAAAAGAAAAATATGATATCTATTTTAAAAATAGATATTTAACTAATAAAGCATATGAAGAATATGAAGATTTAACAACTCTTGACAATGATTATGTTGCTTATAAAACATATCAAGCAAAGCAAGACAACATTTATTCCTATTGGAAAACAGAATATCCTGACTGGGTTAATTTCCAAGAGGGAACAATGGGTGAGACTATCCCACAAGATAGAAAGTTTTATACTGAACGCACATGGACATCAGATAATGTAGATGTATGGTTTAAGATTAGACATGATGCAAGTAAGACACCAAATGGATACAATACTACAATTAACCAATCAGAAGTTTTAACTATCAGAAATTATGAGCGTTATTCAGCAAAGCCAATTATTACTTCTGCTAATACATATAGTATGAAACTACCTATGGTTCCAACTGTAACTCAATGGTATCCAACAGCACAAAAATTACCAGAAACACATTATTTTGATGGATATGGTATTTATAAAATAGATACTCAAAGATATTCTACACAGTTATATTGGCGTCTTAGATTTGATGGAAATGATTATTATTTACAATTATGTGAATTGATTGATAACTCAAAAGGCTATAAGTTATTCACAGAGGGTAAATATGTTTTGATATTTTATAATGAAGTAAAACTAACAGGAAAGTTCTATTATGGATATGGACCAAATAGTAAATACTATGGAGATTATTATTACTATACATATAATAGCAGAGATGGTGAAACAGGAAATAAAAATACTTGCGGATTAGAGCGTAGTTTTCAAATACCTTTTAATGATGAGTATGCATATATTCAATATTTTACATTAGATTTCACAATGAATGTAGATGCTGAAATTACTAATTATTATGTTAGTAGTGATACATTTAAACAACAATCAAAAAGTGATGGATTTAGATATATTCCTATGTTTGCCTCAAAAAATAACTTAACTGGTAGATATGAAGATTTTACTGAATACGGTTTTGCTATGAACTGAGGAAATGGTTCTAATGTAATTAAATATAGAACTTGTGAATTAAATCCTAATAGATATAACTGGGTTAAAATTGATGGTAAGTGTAATGGATATGTTGTTCATCCAAAACTTACTTTCTGTGGCAGACACACCGAAGACCACCCTTGGCCTTATGCATATACCTATCAAATCAAAGATAAAAGATTTGAGGTGCTTGATGGTTATTACTCTCCTGACGCAGAAGATAATATCTTATATACGATAATTGATAATGCTTGCGGCGATTATGACTTGTCTCAAATTGGTCCAGATGGCCCATTAGCACTTAATACTACAAATAAAGCAATTCCAAAAGTCCATATATCTTGGACAAGGGAAATGAAGCAGTATTGGGATTATTTGGGTGGTCATTATGACTATCAGACTATGAGACCAGCAAAAATTGAGTATAGATTGCACATGCGTAAGAATGGACTTATTTGAAGTGATTGAGATATAATTACAATTTATGGGGCTACTTATCATTTTTCTTTTGAAGATTATGATATCCATACTTATTACAGTCACTATGGTTCAACAACCTACACAGAGAAAATGCCAATTTATGGATTATTATCCAAGTATGGTATTTCATTTGGTACTCAAAAAAATAGTGCTGAGGGTATTCCTGAATTATTATGGGAAAATGCCGTGATGCCATATGGTAGGGGATGAGATTGATATGATTTAAGACTTAGTAATAAACGCCAAGGTTTTGGACCAGGGAATATAACTAATTGAATATGGTATAACGGTCCAGAAAATCAGTCAGCACATATGAATTATGCTGGCCCATATGATGCGGATTTTTATGCTTTTAAATCAGGTGAAGGAACATGGTTTGACACTGCATATATGGAGTTGTCTATATGGCCAGATTTCAACGCTTATAGTGCTAATACAAAGTATAAAGGTTCAAATGAAAATCTTGAATTAAACAAAAAAGGATATTGGTATGTCGATGGAGATAGATTAGCAACATTTAATCAAAACATCAACCTTGCTGGAACAGATAATCAGATTAAATTACCAGAACGAATAGTTCAATATGTTCCCGCAAATAAGTTTAATTCAGATGGTTTGCACTACTGGTTTGAGACGAAGAGTATGTCCTTGGAGGATTATAATAATTATATTCCTCGTTTCAATCTTGAAAACGATTTTACAAGTTTTGACGGTGCTTGAAATCAGACAGTAATTGACCTTGATACTTTGAGATATGGTTATAGTTATCCAATTGACATGTTCTCAGAGCCAGGTCCATTAGTTCGCTATATTTCCAAGCAAGAAGCCATTGAAGTATTAAATCATTGAAATACTAATGATTATACACCTAAGTCTTACTCCGAAATGAAAAAAGAGTCAGGTCGTAATAGATATTCACGCAAACCAATAGCGACGCATGATAATTGGCATTTTATTGGTATCGCCACAGACCAATTATTTATGAAGGTATTCCCTTCTTATGATGATGTATTTGGTTATAACATTAATTCTTCTACCTCATTAGAAGAATGCTTGGAGTATGATTATATTCCATTCTATGTTGAAGTAACCAAGAAAATACCTGCAAGAGAAGCGTGGTATTTAACATATGACCTTTATTGGACTGAGTTCTTGGGTAGGGCGGTAAATGATGACGATTATACACAGTATGAGAGTTATCATAATTATAATGTTTGGGTTCGTGATGAAGATAAAGAACCTGAAAACACTTATGAACTTTTGGAAACATTCCTTGAAAGAAAAGTAGATTACATGATTGTCGATGAGTTAGGTAGGTTCCCAACTAATACTTTGGTTCCAGTCAAACATTGGCCTGAAATGTTATTTACTGATAAGCATTTCAAGGATATTCCAATAATCGAATATGTTGAAGGTGGTCCAGAGGCCCCATATCCAGAACTTGGTTATTATCCTCCAAAGAGAGAAATTAAAGAAGACCCTTATATTTCTGGAAATGGATGGCAAAATCTTTTGAATGAATATGTTGGAACATTTAGTTGGCATTTCCCATTACACTATTATGGTCGTTTTGGACAATGGCTTAAAGAACTTGTAAGTGCGGCTTGATATACCCAAGATGGAACCTTCATTGACGCAGGATGGCAATTAGATACATATACTGCTACCATCACTCCAACAGTAGGCTATGATAATGCCGCAAAGACCATTGAATTGTGGAATCAAATAGCGTATATGCTTAAATTTGGTATGTCTGAAGAGTCTTGGTGGTATGACTTATGACAGTATGTTATATCTAAACCAGATGAGGATATAATGGCAGAGTTTAATGCTGACATGTATCCAGCGGCAGACACATATTTAAATCTTGTATTTAAGAATGGTATGCACGCAGGTGAAGCAAGTCCATATATTAAAGAGATGTATTTTGATGACGCTTACACAAGTTTATTCTACCGTCATTGCGAAGATACACACACTTACTTCTCTACTGGAAAAGCGGGCGAGATATATACAGAGCCAGGTATTGATGTTGAAACTACACTTAATTTAACATCTATCGAAGATACAAAGAACCCACTTTACTTTGATACTAACTGTTTCTCTTATGAGAAAGTTGGAGTTGTTGAAGTAGATGGACCTGGATTGGTAAGAGATAGAAAAGTATCTTCTACTAATTTTGCTGAATATCCAAAAGGTGGTATTAAAGATGGTTTCTGGTATTCATACATTGGAACCAATGAAACACTTGACTTTGAATGGAATGATGAAGATTTGCGTTCTGTTCCTGATTATAATATTGATATTAACACCTCCGAAGATTTAAGCATAGGCGATGTAGCAGGTGCGTCATTTACGGTTCAAGTTCAAGGAACAGTAAAAGAACTTATCAAGTATCTTGGTAGAAAATGCCATTTATGGTATGACTTTAAGAATGCTGGTGAATACAGTAATTATGGAACATTTACAATTTCTGAAATTACATTTGCTAACCATTCTGTAAGTAATGTAATTGCTTATGATAATATCAAGAAGTTCGATAAGCCTGTATTAGATTACTTGTTATCAGAAGAAGTTCAGGCAATGTTCCCTATGACCGCAAAAGAAATGTGGCACTTAATGTGCGATTATTGCGAGGTTCCTTATAACGCCCAAGACGAATTCCTTAATAGTGATGCAGTTGTTAATGGGGCTTTTGGAGATAATAACTTAACTGCAAGACAAGTAGTTAGTTATATCGCACAAATCGCTTGCGGATACATCGCATGTAATAGAGAAGGTTTAGCGGAAATCAGAAACTTACTTCCTACTCGAAGAAACTTCTCCACATGGAACAAGAGTAAGAGAGTTCCTTTTGAAACTACTACTTATAGCACTTTTAATAAGAACCTCCCTCCTTTATACGACTATGAAGCAATTCAGACTGGGGCAAGTTCTAACTGGACTTATTACTCCAAAGGAGACCAGAAAACGCAAGTATTAAATGAGTTCCCTATTGAGTTAATGGATACAGTATCTTATAACTCTGCTAATGGAACGAACTTTATTAACTTCCGTAAAGATATTAACTCTATTCTCGATATAAGCGATAACCCATTTATCTTCAATGTTGAAGATGAGGCTACTGCAACAAGAATTACTGATAATATCTTAGACCAGTTCTGGCTTGTCTATCCAATAGACCGTGAATACATAAAGGATGGTTATGAGGTAAATGCGGAAATATACAATGGAGATATTTCTACATTCGACTTTGATTTAGATGACCTTGGAATTACAGTTCTTCTACAATTAACGAATAACCGCAATTACCGCTTCTTTATTCCTACTGGTGTTAATGTTTCTGCTACTGGTGTATCCCTTAAAGCAAAAGGTCAATCTACTTATAGCCAGAAGATGATTGATACAGAACTTACCCGTCAGGTAGATGTAATCAGAAATGCGGTCAAAGAGACCCGTCTCTTAATCCCTGATGCATTACCTACTACTCTCAACGAGATGAATGAGGATATAGATAATCTTCAAGACGGTTTAAGTTCTACTCAAAGTGAGTTCGGTTCATTCAAGACCAATACAGAAAGCAACATTTCAAGTATTGTTAGCACGAATGAAAGCCAATGGACTTCTATCAGAGGTAATACTGGTTCTATTAACTCCTTACAATCAACAGTAAATGGATTAAATACAGAGACTACACAAAATACTAATGATATCCAGTCATTGACAAATAGAACTTCTACTATCGAGAACACGATGGCTACTCAGTCATATGTTGATGATAATAACTCTATAACTTCCAATAGCAATAGTGTAAGCGTTGAAAGTGGAGGCCAGACATTGACCTTAACCGCAGATGCGGAAGGCTACTTAACTATCTCTTTTGGAGATTTAAGTTGGAAGTTGAAATTAGAACAAGAAACGGAGGGCAACTAATGAGCCAAGAAGTTCAAATTATTGCTGGCATCCTCGTTTTAAGTCAGTTGGTTCAGGCTTTCTTAACCTTCCATAACGCAAGAAAAGAAGCGTCAAAACCAATAGACGAATTACGAGAGGCAGATGCGAAACAAGTGGAAGCCATTAGCAAAATCAAACGAGATATTGAAACTATGAAGATTGATATAGACCATGCTTTTGATAAATATCGTGCCTTAGAACAAAGCACTTTGGTGCTGGAAAAGGCCATTCTCGCTTTAATCGAGCATGAGTTGGATGGTAATCATACCGCTAAACTTGAAGAAAGTAAGCAAGAATTGGAAGATATCATCTTTCATAAAACAAAATAAAAAAGAGACCGTGATAATTCACGGTCTTCTTTTTTTTTGGAGTTTGTGCTACGTTTTGTGCAACAATCTCCGCGAACGGCCTGGTTAAGCCAATCTCATGGTTCCTGAGGGACTTTTGCCAAGGTCTGAAAAAATGAAAATCCGCATAAAATGGGCCTATTTGACAACTCATTTTTTCATTTTCCGCTACGGTTTGTGCAACATTTGTGCTACACTGTTGGTGGAAGGAAGGTGGCGTTATGAAGTATTCTACTTGGTCTGTAAGGAAATTGAAGAACCGCAAAGGACAGCCATGGCAAGGCGTATTGAAGTATAAGAATGCGGAGGGTAAATGGTGTAATAAGAGTAAGGTCTTTCCAGAAGCAAAGGGTAAGAAAGAAGCGGAAAGACTTACAGAGGCTTGGTTTGATGAATTAAATGCGGAAAGTGAGAAAAGAGAGGAAAGTTCCTATACTTTGAATGATGCTGTATTGAATTACATTGAACTGCAATACAATAAAAATCTAATTGAGGCTTCTACTCTTCATTTCAATAAAAACAAAGTGGCAAATTATATTGAGCCTTATATTGGTAATTTGGTCTTTGCGGAAGTGGAACGCCATGACTTAGAAGCATGGATTACAGAACTTCATAAGAAGGGCCTGAAACAATCTACTATCTATGCCTCATATTCTATTCTCCGTAAAGCCTACACCTATTACTACAAGATGGGCGATATCCCGCATAATCCTTGCGTTATTACCGTTCCAAAAGGTAAGCCAAGACAGAGCCATATGACAGGGACGCAGATGACAGAGTTTGTATCTGCGGTTAATAAGGAATACAGGCCAGAAGACAAAATGTATTTGGCAATCTACCTTGCGTATTATGGAGGTTTAAGGCGTAGTGAAATCTGCGGTCTTAGGTATCGTGATATCGACCTTACCGCCAATACTATCTCAATTACTTCTGCTGTTGGAATTGGTGATGATGGGACATATATGAAGAACCCAAAGAACAGGTCTTCTGAACGCACCTTCGACCTTGTCCCGCAGCTTAAAGAGATACTTACTTACCATTATAATTACTACCGTCCTGAACCGTCTTACTTCGTTATCGGCAAAGACGATGAGTATCTCTCACCTGATGCTCTTGGAAATAGATTCGCAGAGTTTGTAGCGAAATATGAATTGAAAGATGCGTTTGATAAACCCTTAACGCTCCATAGTTTGCGTCATAATTTAGGGTTCCAAGGTGCAAGGACCATAGATATTTCGTCTCTATCTCATATCTTCGGACATGCAAATCGGAGTATAACTTTGGATACTTATGGCTCTACAGATGCCAATGCGGTTAAGATGGCAATAGAACAATTAGGAAAAGCCTATGAAAGCCACGATTTTAAAGAAGACGATTAAATCTTCGTCTCTTGGATTTTATCTTTACTCTTGATAACGAGAATTAAGTCCTGTATATTTAATTTTAGAAAGAGAGGAAGATTTTATGGCTATGCCTGAAAAACTCGTGCAGATTAAACTCGAAGACATTATGAAGTGGTGCAAGGAGAATAACGCTCTTGATTGGCTTGAAGAAGAAGCAAGTAAGACAGTTATGAAGGATGGGGTAGAGAAACCTATTACTTACATTGAGGTAAGAAAGGCTTGGGCACAGAAATACCGCCCTGACCTTCTCCAAAAGAAGAGTAAGAAGAAGGCTCCTACAATGCTTGATAAGATTAAGAAGTTCAAAGCAAAGAACTAAAAAAAATTTGACATTAGAAAAAATTTTTTGGCATAATATATAAGGACAGGATGGAAAAATAAAAAATCTATTCCAAAAGAAAGGTTTAAGAGATATATATTACTTATTATATATATCTCTTTTTTTTATATTTACTTATAGGGGTTTTAGGTTTTACCGTTCGGTTTAACTACCTTACTTAATACTTATAAGGCGGAAAAACGACCGTAGGGAGTTTTAAACGCCTTAGGCAAAACTTCGAAGAAGTTTTTCCCTTTAATTTGTCATTAGAAAAAATTTTTGTTAAAATATAAGAGTAATAAGGATGACTACTATTACACACCTAAATGTTGGGTGCCCGAAGTGCTAAGATATATACCTCAAACTCAAAAAATCTCTCATTAAATTCATATTACTTTGGGCACCTTCAATCAATCTCCTCATAATGAAATTAAAATAAATATGGGAAGGCATATTCTTCTTGAATCCTTTCATGGGGCCTCCCCATTAAGATAATTATTTCATTATTTTTATACTCCTTTTGATAAGAGACAGACAAGGTTCCGAGTTCAGCCATAACTCATATATTTCCTTCTTACTTGTCTGTCTTTTTATTTTGGAGTATAGGATACGGTGATAATTTCAGAAGGAGAAAATTAAATGAAAGAAATTTGAAAAAAAATCCAATCCGCACCAAAGTATTCTATTTCTACTTTTGGCCGCATCAGAAACGACAAAACTGGGTATATTATACACCAGAAACCAGATAAAGATGGATACTTAGTCGCTTTATTAAAAGTAGATAAGCCAGAAGGTGGAATGAAATCCAAAAGGATATTAGTCCATAGGGCAATGGCCATAGCGTTTATCCCTAATCCAGATAATCTTCCTGTCACAGACCACATTGACCGCAATAAACTTAATAATTCGTTAGATAACTTGCGTTGAGTGGATTATAAGAGAAGTAATGAAAATCGCACTGGATGAAAGCAGAAGTATAGCCGCATTCCAGTAGAGCAGTTAGATGCGGACGGTAATGTAGTTGCTTGATATTCTTCTGTTGGAAGGGCAAGTGCGGTAACAGGGATACATAGACAATGCATTAAGAATTGCTGTTTAGGGGTCGCAGGACACAACACAGCAGGTGGATATAAATGGAGGTATGTAGAAGATGAAAGAACTGATGATTAAGTTAGCAAGTGCCGCACTAAGCACAGCATTACTTGGTGTAGTAATTACTTATCCTACTGGTGCCATTAAGTGGGGTCTTATTGTATTTGTAGTTAGTTTAGTAATCGCAGTTTTAGCAGAAATTTGCGACAAATAAAAATTTTTGTTAGAATATAAATGTAAGGAAGAATTCTTTACGGATATTAAATCTTTTAATGCTTATATTACTCTTATATTTACTGTAAAAAACCATTTTCAACACTGGGAGGAACTGATAGGTGAGGAAGTTCCTCCTCTTCTTTTAGGAGGGATTAACATGAATTTAATTTATGCACTTATATTGAGTATTTTAGTTGAAGCACTTATTAGTTATGCAAAGGATATTTACCAAAACCGCAAGTTATGTTGGGAGTATTTACTTTCTATTGCTATTGGATTAGGTTTAGCATTTGCATATCAGATAGACTTAGTTGCTTTGGCTCTTGGAATTGATAGTCAGATACCTTATATGGGTATAATTATAACAGGTATCGTAATTAGTAGAGGTTCAAATTATGTCTTTGATTTATGGAACCATATACTTGAAGTAAAACAGCCATCATTTGATGATATTAAAAAATAATGTTATAATATATATGTAAGGTAAGGAAATAAGAAGGAGAAAATAAAAATATGGCAAAGATTGAACTTACAAGTGTTGGGATGTATTTTGATGGAGAGTATTATTACGAGAACTTTGTTGATAAAGATGGTAAAAAGTTCTTTATCAAGTATCAGCCTGTTGGTCTTTTCAGAGAAGAGGAACCAACAGATAACATTGAAGATGCAGTAGATTGGGAAATTGTAGGTTAATTCAAAGAAAGAGTAAGTAAATAATATGAATTATAACTATGATGAATGTGTTGCAAAACTGATTGAGAAATACTGGATGCTTCGAGAAAGATACATCAAAGAAGAACTTGAAGAAACTGTATCCAGCCTATTAGAAGATGGCATGGATATTAACAATGAAACGGTTCTTGATGAGTTCAATAGTCGAATGGAGTATAATTTCAGAGAAGGATATTTCTTGGAAGAGATAACCAAATAAGAAGGAGAAAAATAAATGATTATTACAAAAGTTAATGGCAACAAGGTTAGAGAAGTAGAAGTAGGCGTTGATTATGAAGATGTCATCAAGACATTATTCATTATTCCTGCTTGCGAGCAGTGGTATAATCAAAATAAGCCAGAAGGAATGACACTCGAAGATGTAGTTAATTATGCTTATAACTACTTTGATGATTGCGAGTTTGATGGCTTCGACCAGCATATTACAGATATGCTTGATGAAACGAGGGCGAATGAAAATGATTAACATTAGGGTTATGGTTATAGGGGACGATGGAGAAGTCCAAGAGAGAGAAGTAATTCCTCTATTTGAGGATGTGGAAACTGGCGAGATTTATCACAAGGACCAGATTGACTGGGACTGTTGAGGAGACGATGATTTAACAATAATTGCTCCACGCTGGGGCAGGTTTTAATAAATTGGGTAGTTCCCTTTAATGGGGACTACCCCTTTCGTATTTCATAAAAAGGAGGTGCCGTTTAAATGGAAACTAATATCAATAGAAGAGGGTCTGGTTTAACGGAAACTCAGATGAAGTTCTGTGAGGAATATGTCAAGGACTATAACGGCATTGAAGCGTATTTGCGTGCAAGTCCTACATGCACAAGTAGAACAAGTGCTTCTACTATGTCTTATAGACTTTTAAAGCGTAAAGACATTATTGCATACATCCACGAACTTCAAAAGGCACTTTTTGAGGCCAAGTGTATCACAGCAGAGCGTATCGCGGATGAGTTAAGCAAGATAGCCTTTGATGAAGATAACTCAAAGAAAGACCGCATGCAGGCTATGTCTTTACTCCAAAAGCAGATGGGTCTGGACCAGCAGGTAATCAAGGCAGATGTAAATCAGGTTACTACTATTAAAGTTGGAATAGACGAAGATGAGTAAAATAGAGTTAGTGCTTTCCCGCAAACTATTTTCCCCTGAACTTTATCCTCTATTGGAAGATTACTCACATCGTTATGAAATCTATAAGGGTAGTGCGGGTTCTGGTAAATCTTACTTTATAACCCAGAAGATAATATACAGGTGCCTTAAAGAACCCATAAGAGTTGCGGTTTGTAGGCGTTATGCTACCACGCTCCGCAACAGTTGTTTCCAATTGTTTAAAGACATTTTGACCTCTTGGAAATTAACACCTTACTGCAAGATAAGGGAAACAGATATGAATATCAAGTTTCCTAATGGTTCTGAAATTATATTTCTCGGATTAGATGAGGAAACCAAGTTGCTTTCTTTGGCCGATATTTCCGTAATCTTTGTTGAAGAAGTCTTTGAGTTGGAAAAGAGTAAGTGAGAACAGTTAGACCTCCGTATGAGAGGTAAGGCGAAAAATCAGCAACTTATGGCCGCGTTTAACCCTATCAGTAAGGAACACTGGCTATATGACTATTGCGTGGTTAATCCGCCCGCTAATATGTTGTTTAGCGAGACTACTTACAAGGATAATCCGTTTTTAACGCAGGCTTATATAGATGCCATAGAGAGTTATAAGACCAGAAATCCTTGAAGATGGAATATCTATGGCTTAGGTAATTGGGGCAATGACCCAGAAGGCTTAGTATTTACTAATTGGCGTAAAGAAGAGTTTAATCCGCAAGAACTTATTGCTTCTGGCTTGAAACGCAGGTCTGGAATGGATATAGGTTGGATAGACCCAAGTGCTATTGTAAATACTATTTACGATGAGGCCAATAAGACTATTTATGTTTATCAAGAGTTTTATGCTTCTGGAAAGACATTAGATGAGTTAGCCGCCCAGTTAGATAGGATGGAGATGAAGCACCAGAAGTGCTATGTAGATAGTGCTGACCCTCGTGCAATAGATTTTTTCAGGAGAAAGGGTTTTAATACGGTTCCTTGTGTTAAAGGTCAAGGTAGTGTAGAAGCGGGAATAAGTTTTTTACAGAACTTAACGATAATAGTTCTTCCTTCGTGCGTGAATGTGATTAACGAACTGGAAAATTTTAGTTATCTTAAGGACCGAAAGACCGAGAAGTATAGCGAAAAGATGGACCACACTTTCTCTCACAGTATAGACGCGATTAGATACGCTTACTCTGACATCTATACAGCACGAAGCCTGAAAACATTTAACATTGGTCTGCTTGGTTTGTAGGAGGTATTTTTCTAAATGTATTTCATAGATAGAGACAAGCAACTCTCCACCCAAGAGGTTGGAGAGATTATTAACGCTTTCCGCACCAAGGAATTGCCAGTATTGAATAGATACTACAATTACTTTGACGGTAAGCAAGCGATACTTCAAAAGCAAGTATCAGATGACACTAAACCCTGTAATAAAATCGTAAGTAATTATATGGATGAAATTGTTAATACATATGTCGGTTATATGACAGGTATTGACATTACATATACATCTGATGAAGATATAGAAGCAATTCAGGATGTATTGAATTATAACGATGTATCACAGGAAGACGCTTCCTTATTAAAGGATGCGTTGATTTTTGGTTTGGCTTATGAAGTGAATTGAATTGATAGAGATGGTAAATTACGCTTCAAGAAGTTAGACCCAAGAGAATGTATTCCAGTTTATGAGAATACAATAGAACAGGACCTTGCCGCAGTTATCCGTTTCTATGTAGTAGATACAACTAATCAATTAGCACCTAAATACTATGTAGATGTGTATGACGGTAGAGAGACACGCAGTTATGAAGCCAATCAGAACTTCTCTGGTTTTACTCTCTTGGATATGGTTCCTAATTTCTATGGTATGGTTCCTGTTAGTGTGTTCGAGTTAAACGAGGAACACAAGAGTATTTTTGATAAGGTAATGTCCTTACAGGATGCTTATAACACGCTTCTTTCCGCAGAGGTAGATGACTTCCAAGCGTTCGTTGATGCTTACATGGTTCTGGAAGGTATTGCAGATGTAGATGAGGAACAATTACACCTTATGCGTTCTAATAGAGTTCTTGTTCTTCCAGAAGGTGGAAACGCAGAGTTCTTAAATAAGAATATCTCTGATACACAGATAGAGAATATGTTAGAGAATATCCGCAATACTATCAGAGAGATAGCGGCCGCACCTGACTTCACTGATGAGAGTTTCGGCACACAGAGTGGCGTAGCAATCAGATATAAGTTATTGAATTTCGAGAATAAAGCAGGACAGATAGAGAAGTCTATGACGAAGGCTTTACAACGCAGAATAGAGTTAATTTGTCAGATACTTACTCTTACTTCTGGCGAAGAAGTATGGAGAGATATTCAGATTAAATTCACTCGTAATCTTCCTGTTGATTTACAAGAGATTGTTGCTATGGTTAATAATCTCCGTGGCCTTGTTAGCGATAAGACTTTAATCTCGCAGTTGCCATTTATCACAGATGTAGATGCGGAAATGGATGCGATTAACGAACAGAACGAAAAGAACGCAGAACTATACGACTTCCAGCCAAGAGAAGAAGAAGTAGAGGAAGATGAGTAAGTATTGGGAACAGCGTCTAATTAAACAGCAAAGAGAATTATTGGACCCATCAATTGATGAATTAGATAATCATTTAATTAGACTTTACAAGAGTTCTTTGGAAAAGAACAAAAGAGAAATGGTTAATCTTTACAACACGCTCATAAACGAAAGCGAGAACGGCACAGTAAAGATTAACGATTTATACCGATACAATAGATACTGACAAGTTCGTTCTGATTTGAACGCAAGACTTGTTTCTCTTGGCGAGAAAGAACAAGATGTTATGAATAAGGACCTCACTAATATGTATATGAAGGTCCAGAAATACTTCAATGATAATCCTAAATACTTGGCAATTACTAAACGAGGTATAGCCACTGAAAAGACTATGGCCCCTGTTGATTTAAACGCAAGACAGATAAGTATGAATGGCAAATATGTTGTTGATGCTATCTGGTGTGCGGATGGGAAACATTGGAGTGATAGGATTTGGGATAATCAGAGGGCATTAGCACAAGACCTTGAAGAAGGTTTATTTGATGTTATTGCTCGTGGTTCTG